GAATATAACGATAAGTATCATTATACTTATCATAGATGTACTTATAACCGCTATCAAATATTGTATATGAATTGCTTGTTCCTACAGAATCAAAGAACGTGCAGATATCATCTCTCTTAGCAGATGTAGTTGAAAGAGCCAGTAGTCCGTTGTGAGGTGAAACAAAAGCAATACAATCTTTTCTTGTTGTAGCAAGAGCAATTACTTTTTGTGCTTTAGTTACTTGATCTGCCTCTACTGCAAGACTTCCACCACAGAGTACAAAATCAAGTTCAATTTCTTCTGAATTTTCAAAGAGGTCATATGCCGCAGTAATATCAGATACTGTGGTTGTGTAGGCATCTACACCACCTGCTAATGTTACATCTGATTCTCCAGCTGCAGCATTCTCAGGACCAGCGTAAATATACTTAGAACGATTATTAATTACGTTCTTATAAAAAATTGATGCACCTTGAGCATCTTTAGCAGTTGATACTCTAGAAAGATATAGGAATGTTTCTAGAATATTATTGTTTGCATCTAATACTGCGATGTGGATATCATCTGCTCCACCAGGATCATTTGCAATCGTGCTCCAAAGAACACTACCATAAAGTGTAGCGGTTGCATAGGAAGCAACACCTCCATCTACGACAGCAATCTTTAACCCATTTGCCCATGTACCAGCTGTTCTTGCTGCAAACTTCCAATCGTATGTGCTAAAGTTTGCGAGAAAATCAGCATCTGACTTAACTGCTACAGCAGTTGCTGTGCTGTCATCTACTGCGTTTTTGAGCGAAGTGTCTGCCACACGAACAACTTTTAATCTTCCACCGTATGAAAGAAATGTTTGTGCTACAAACCAATCTTCGTAGTTATTGCTATTAGGTGCGCCGAATATTTCTAAGAGTTCTTTTTCTGTATTAATCTCAATAATCGTTCCTACTGGACCTTGTGCAAAGCTACCAACAAGAGCAGCAGCATTTGCTTGGGCATTTACGATTGTTTGTGTAGTTAAATCACGCTCTCTTAGAACAATTCCAGGTGATACTTGACCAGCCATGTTTGTCTCCTCTGAAAAATTAGTTCATTTTTAATCTACAAATATTTATTATTTTGTGTATTTCAAATGGGGAAACAATGCATGAACACTTTACCAGTCGGGATAATCCCATGTAGGATGCTGTTGTTTCTTTTTAGTACGACTTGATTGCACTCTTTTTATAGTACAATCTTTACACTCATAAGAATATGCAGAAGGAAGATATTTTTTTGTCCGACGAATTACATAAAAATCAGACATTAAATCTTTAACTTCACCACAAATCCTACATTGCCTTTCTCGGAATAATAGATGCTCTAATGAAATCTGATCTTCTAAGTCGTCCATTAGAAACCAAGCATATACTCCACGTCTGCAAAAGGATTACCATAACCATCTGTATACCAGACATTGCCATCTTCATCTACAAATTTTTCTTCAACGTCAGTAACTCCATCAGATATAAAACCGAAGGGTGCCATGTCTTGTTCTATTTGATTTTTTTGTTCTTCGTATATTCGTTTACGAACATCGTTATCAGTCATTTCCCTGAAGTAGGGCTGCACTGCTAACCATGCAAAGATAACTAAGCACATTACAAGATCATCGTTGTATCCTTCGTCTGCTTCAAACGATTGATTTTTTTGAATAAATGTAGTCAGTTCACTGATAATTTCGTAATCTGGAATAAGAAGTTTATCATCTTCAATCAATGTCTTTAAGTTAGAGCATCCAACTTTTTTAGTCACCTTAGACATCTTTAAACCAAGTTGAGATTTAGTACCAGAGAATCCCTGACCTACAATCTGACCAGCTCTACCTCTCATTGCACACATTAGAATATTAGGATACTCTAAGTCGTAATGAAGAATGTTACCTACTTGTTCACCAATATCATTCACTTCAATTAGTATATAGCATTTGTTATAGTTACGCGCTACTTGATCAATAATGTTTGGAAATAGGATTGGTTTGATTTCATTATTGCGATACTTAGCGACTACCTTCCAAGGCAGTGTGGTAACATCAAAAACAACAAAAGCAGAGAAGTCATTATTTGTACCACGAGATACATCAACTGTCATTATGTAATCGTGATCATCTTTAACTTCTTCGTATATTTTTAATCCTTTGCTGTTATCTTGAATAGGATCTTCATAGACCATAGAACGAAGTTTTGAAGCGGAGATGAGCGTATCAACCGATCCCAAGAATTCACATTCAAATTCCTGTGTAAATTGCCTCTCGGAGGTGTTCCTGATCGTCTCTTCTTTCCATGCCTGATCTCTGCCAGGAACTTGACTCCAATGCACTTCTAGGGGCACGTAGCCGTTTCTCCCGCGCTCTGCATCGTGCCATAGCTTGTAGAACATATTCATACCCTGTGGGGTAGAAATGATAATAACTTTCGTTGTCTTACCAGATGAGATGGTAGGATATACAGAGCTGAAGAACTGCTCTGCCATGTGGTTAGGAACGAACGCAAATTCGTCAAGGAAGATAATGTTAAACGAGTTACCTCGCACTGCGCTGGAGGAGGTGGATGCTGCTATAATCTTGGAACCATTATCCAGTTCTAAAGATCCTTTGTTCCATGCTACAATACCTTGCTGCATCCACTTCGGTAGATTTTCATATGCCAACTGCAAACGAGACAGAAGTTCCCTTGACGTTTCTGCTTTGTTTGCTAGAATAGCAATCTTAATGTTGTCGTTGAAGACAGCATAGTGCAACAGATAGGAAATAACTGTTGTGGATTTTCCTGTCTGTCTTGGCAGTTTTGCAATATTAAATCTGTTCTCGTGAAAGTTTGAGATGAGTTGTTCTTGGAAATCATACATGTCAAAAGGAACTAATCCTTCGTCAAGAGAAATGATCTTCACATAATTTTTTGCAAAATATACGGGATCATCTTTGCATTTAATAAACTCTTCAATTTGTTGTTTGGTAAATGATAAAGGAGTATTTGCCTTTTTTAAATTAGGATTACCAAGATATACTGCATCACTCATTTGCTCGTCTCAAATCTTTCTCTAAATCTTCCATACTATTTAATCGTTTTTCCCAACCATCTCCTTTGGTTGTTCCCCTCGCTGGGTTGATGCAGGTATCGTCACCCATTCTGTCGCACACCAAGCTAGCGAGTTGAGTTTCGTTACCTTTCTTATTCGTGCCAGACCAGTAATGCTGCCCACCGATCCAGCAAGCCCCACATTTGGGGCAGGTTTTAGTATCCATAAGTCTTACCATAAGACGGTAATCTTATTATATATGGTAAGCGATGTTTGTCAAGCTACAATATGTTAGCAATTCCAAGCTCTTAAACTTTTATTGATACGAGAATCTGGGTCTCTAGCAGTCTTCTTAGAAGTTAACTTCTTCTTCATTCCTTTCATTCTTGCACAGAATGACGCCCTGCGGGGATTTCCAACCTTCTTTGAAGGTGCCTTAAGGTCGCTTCCAGGATTCTCGCGCTCGTAAGATTTTCTGCCTTTTTCGTTCAGACCACCCTCTGAATTTTTACCAGACTTTTTTGTCCAGGCAGCCCCCTCAGCAACATACTCTTCATTTTTGCTGCTCATGTAGTCAGCAGCAGTATCAATGTAGTCACAAGCTAAAGTAATCTTAGATTGTACCCATCCAGGCATTTGCATCTTAGGGTCTTTTACTACCAAGCGAAGACGATTGACCGAATCCTCAATAGTATCAAGTTGACTCATTACCATGCCACCTTCGTCATCAATTTCTTTGCCCATCGCAACAGCAATGTGATTCTCACAAATTGCTCTCATTTCTTTAAAGGTTCTCTTCTTTTTGTGTTGTGCTTTTAGTTCTTTTTCCATCTTAAGAAGGTGCGTATAATAGTCGGGAAACTCATCTAAGTGTTGAAGAGCAATACCATATGCTTCTTCGTGAGTTGTTACATGCTCTCGTTCCACAGTAGAACCAATCTCTGCTTGGCGAATAATTGTATCAACAGAGACGCCATGTTTTTTGGCGATTTCTTTTTCTGCGGGAACTTTCTTTTTCATGAGAAATAACCAATAGGTGTAGCTCTTACATCTGTACCAGTATCAACTTTAAGTTTTTGGTCTGCTTTTTTATGAATAACAATCTCTGTGCCAGGATTGCTGAAGAAAGAACCAACTACAGTAGTTCCATCATTTTCATACAAAGTGATAGTTCTGCCAGCATTTCCGCCAGCATCGTGAACGATTAAAACATCCACTGCTGTTGCTCCAACAACGTTTGGGGTTGTAGTGAGTGTTACTGCCGTTCCTAAAAGTTTAACTCGCATTGTCGTTTACCGTTTATTTTCTATTTATTCTTCCTCTACTTTTCCTTTCTTCAACAATAATTGAAGATCAGCAGTAGTACCGAAGAACATATTATTGGTTACATTTCCATTAA